ATATACTGCTCCATGCTCTCGGGCGAACTCCTTGATGGTGCGGTTAAGCTGTTCGAGGAGGAACTCACCGAGAAATTTCGAGCAGTTGTCGATATCGTTGACCTGAGAGATTTATACCGCAAAATATGTGCGATACTTGGAAGCGAAGATGAGATGGAAAAGCTACATCTTCTTTTTCGCCAACGATTTTTAATCGCCACTCCCATAGCCATATTTATGCAGGGAGTAACAAATCAACTCATGTATTCGCTCCTGCACCGTGACCGGGAAACATCAAAGCAGGTTTTCCAGTTAATTCTTGACGGCACACTGAACATACCGGACTGCCTATAATATCAGAAGCCCACGGTCGTTGTACACGCTTTCGCTGTTATCATTACCACATCGTATCGCACGGTCGAGAGCCATGATGGTTGCCACTGCTCCGTCAATCTTCTCTGTAGACTTTTCCTTGTCGGGCTTAATGTTTCCGGCAGGGTCTGTGCGTATAAAGATGTTATCCATCATCCACCTAAGAACCGGATGCCCACCATGAGCGATTTTCTGTTCTAATGTCAGTTTCATCAGTTCTTTGGTGGGAGGAGACATATCCTTAAAACCCTGACCGAAGGGTACGACCGTAAATCCAAGGCCCTCAAGGTTCTGCACCATCTGTACAGCACCCCAGCGGTCAAAGGCAATTTCACGGATGTTATATTTTGTGCCAAGCTCCTCAATGAAGGCTTCGATAAAACCGTAATGGACTACATTTCCCTCAGTGGTTTTTAGGAATCCTTGCTTTTCCCACAAGTCGTAATTGACATGGTCACGGCGAACACGAAGGTCAATGTTATCTTCCGGTATCCAGAAGAAGGGCATGACGCTGTATTTATCATCCTCGTCCACCGGCGGAAAGACCAGAGCGAAAGCCGTAATGTCTGTGGAAGAGGAAAGGTCAAGCCCACCATAACAGACCCGCCCTTTCAAACTATCCATATCAACATTAAAAGCACAGGCATCCCACTTATCCATAGGCATCCAGCGAATGGCTTGTTTAACCCATTGGTTCAGCCGAAGCTGCCGGAAGCTGTTCTCCTCGGCAGGGTTTTGTTTTGCCGACTCAAAAGCTGCCTTGACCTTATCCATGCCAACCGTGATGCCAAGAGAAGGATTCGCTTTTTTCCAGACCTTTGGGTCTGTCCAGTCATCATCCGGGTCGGCACCGTAAATCACTGGATAGAAGGTAGGGTCATTTTTTCTGCCGTTTATGATATCCAGTGCCTTTTGGTGTACCTCCCAGCAGATGCTGTTCTGGTTATCCCCGGCAGTAGTTATAAGGAAATACAGCGGTTGCATCCTGGCATCGCCACTGCCCTTGGTCATAACATCATAGAGTTTTCGGTTCGGCTGGGTGTGAAGTTCGTCAAATACTACTCCATGAGTATTGAAACCATGCTTGTTTCCCACATCAGCAGAAAGCACTTGATAGGTACTGCCCGTTGGCTGATAGATGAGACGTTTCATGGAATCAAGAATCTTTACCCGCTTTGCCAGAGCGGGACACATCCGCACCATATCTGCCGCTACATTAAAAACAATGGATGCCTGATTACGATCGGCGGCACAGCCGTAAACCTCGGCTCGCTCTTCATTATCCCCACAGGTGAGCAACAGGGCAACTGCCGCCGCAAGCTCACTTTTCCCCATCTTCTTCGGTATTTCCACATAAGCGGTATTAAACTGCCGGTAGCCATTTGGCTTTAAAGTTCCGAACACATCACGAATAATCTGCTCCTGCCAATCAATCAGGTCAAAGGGTTTACCTGACCATGTTCCCTTGGTATGGGAGAGTGCCTGTATGAAGGACACAGCATAATCGGCGGAGGATTTATCGTAGACCGAACCGGTCGCCATAAATTTTGTAGGTGTGTATTTCTTGAGTTTTCGTATTTCCACCGCCTCCTTTTGAGCATAAAAATAGACCTGCATCAAGCAAGCCTTCAAAATCTATCTGTACGAGAAACAGAGCCTTTAAGGCACTGTTCTCAAGTTAATACCTTCTTATTTTTCTTCACCGGTTAATATAAAATGAGCGTATTCCTTGCGGTTCTCTTCGAGATAAACCACCAACTCGTAAAAGCCCATTTCATGAGCAAGCTGCTGAACTGCAGTTGTATCAAACATATTTGCAAGCCCGGTGCTGCGGATTGTGAGTATCTGTTCCTTTACCTTTTTATCCATTTTCGACCTCCATAGAATCCTGTACCGCCTGTTTAAGTATGACCGTGTCAAGACCTGCACTTTTGTAGCCGTCTAATATAACGCTGTAATAATAGCAACTGGGAGTGCCAAGTGGTCTACCTTCGTTCATGATATATACCATAGTTTCTATATTCTTTTTGCCAAGCCTTATTTTGACCTTTTCTTTTCGGTAGAGGAAAGGGAAACCCTCGTAGCGGTCAAGTGCCGCCTCGTCAGCAGGGGTAATCTCCCACAGAAGGCACGGCACGGACTTGCCCTTAAAAGGCTCCACGGTCGCCACAGCGCCGCCGTGTCCGCCTCGAAACAATAACTGGTAGTCCTTTAAAGCCACTGGTCCGACAGGCTTTGCTGTGGGGCAACGGTGCGCCATCTGCTCAAGATTAAGGTTTGAGCCATAGGCGAGATAGAATGTTTTATTCATTGTCTTTCTCCTCCTTGTTTTTACAAGGCAACCGCTCAGGCTGCCCGAAATCGCCAAGCTGCCGAGCCATCCAAGTGGGCGGTCAAGTGTTCACGGCAGTTTGCGAACTCCTCGCCGATAAAGCCGATGCGGTTTAAGTAGGTGCGCATTGCGAACTTTTCGTTTTCGGTCTGAGGTTTCTTTGCAGAAGCACATTTTTGTGTGAGTGCCTGTTGGTTCAGTGCAAGGGCAAGGACAATGTAGCTCCTTATTTTCCCTGCATGAAGTTCGCTGTTAAAACCTCTAAGCTCGACTGTGTGGTGACCGTTGAAAAAGCTATGCAGGTTAAGGAAATGGTAGCGGCTGTTGTGATAATGTGTTCCTCGGCTTTCGCTGTAGCCTTCGTACCAAAGGTTCTCAATCTGCTCCATCGTGGTCGGTTTCTTGCGGTTTATTTTGTCTACCAGAATGCTGTCCATCTTCTTGCAGTACCTCATTCTTCCCGGTGCAATCTGCAAGGCTTTGTAGAAAAGGTCATTCTTGCTTGCGATGATGTTGATAATGTTTCGCAGGCTTCTTGGGGTATGCTTTGCTCCATCAAGATGAATGTGGATGCCGCAGGAGGCGTTTGTAAAGCCGCCGGCTTTTCTAATCTTTCGTACCAGTTCCTGTAGTGTTTCGATGTCTTCCTTGTAAGTTAAAATCGGGCTGACCAATTCAACGCTGTAATCTTTTCCTGCTGCGATTTTCTGTCTGCCTTGCTTCTTTTGGCAGTGGATGCTCCCGTCATAGGTAAGCTTCCAAACCCTGCCGTCTGGGGCAGTAACCTTCTTGGTGTCGTAGTAGGTGCCGCCTTCGCTGTAAGTACCCTGTAAGAATTCTGCGGTAATTCTTGCTGCCTTTTCCCTTGTGATTCCTGTTAGTTCAATCTCGATTCCAAATCTTGTGTTTAGCATATTTTCTTGGCTCCTTTAGAGTGTGTATTCCCCTTGGGGTATGTACATATATCACTCTAAAAGACATAAATAGCAAGACAATTATTCGATAAAGGCAATCATTTTTTACACAATCTTACTCCGCTTTTTTAAGGGGAAAGAGTGTATATTATTCTTCGATTTTCCTGCACAAATCCTCGCCATAAACCACTTGGAGTGAACTGCCGTTGTCCCATACAACTCCCAAGCTGCCAATATCGTCTATATACCGCACCGTGCCTTTTGTGCCGATTGGCGGTGCCCCGACATCGTCCATGCGAATAAGTTCTACACGGCAGCCAACCGGATATTGCTTAAGGATGCGTTCAACAGTTTCCTTTGAAGGAAAGTTATTCATCATCGGAACCTCCTTTAGTCGGATTTTTGAATGCTGAACTTCCAGTCAGTTTAGAAAGCAGTATTTTTCGTTTTTCTTTATATTCCGCACCGATGAAGCCGAGGCGGAGGAGGAAGCAGCGGAAGGCATACTTTTCGTTGTCCACAGGTTTTTCAGTGGCAACAACTCTTTTTTGTATTTTTGCCATCTCACAAAGGGCTGCAATTAACTGGGTGTATGCTCTGGTTTCCTTGCCGTTATCAGGGTTAAAAGTAAACCAGGGAAACCTTAAAGTTTCTTCTGTCCGCTCGATGTTTAAATTCTCTGCTCCTATGGCTTTCTTGATGAGAGAGGATTTGCTTGCCACGAGTTTCTGAAGGTTATCGAAAGTTTCATCTGTAAAACCCTCTGCAGGCATTTCAATTACCAGCCGGTCAGGCATTGTGCTGTACGCAGGAGGTTCTTCATAATCACGGTAAGGGCTAACACTGCCACCAAGAGCAGCTTCATAAGGAATTTGGATATCTTCCGGTACTGGTTCTGCTTCTGGAAGTGGAGCGTCATATTCTT